GCTACCACTGGTTCGGTTCAGTTATTGGGTTTTCTTACCCGCCAGTCGAATACTGCGTTCTATTTTTGTTGTTGACATAAAATACCAGTCCTGTTAGTAACTAGTATTTATGGTATTTTATTCTTTGAAGTAGTACTCGTAGTTCACGGTGGTGGCGTTGGTCTTGCGAATTTTGGCACCGTTCTTCAAATGGAATCTTTCAGCCATCGGCGTTTGTGGACTCAGGGTCACAATGCCTTTTAGATCCGCATGATCCTTTTTCAACCATTCAGCGGCCTTTTGAAGCAAACTGGCGCCAGCACCTGGAGCATAACTCCAAATGGTGTAGAACACTGCAACCTGATGTTCTTTGCCCATACTGACTAAGTCTTCCTCACATTCAGGCACTTCAGTCAGCCATTGCATACAAGTGGCTGCTAGGATCTCTTCCCCAGCCATGAGTATGAGTATTTCTGCAGCTTCGTTGATACGCTGTTCAAGGGGTATGTGCGGCCGAACTGGGTCGTCCTTGATAATTCTTACTAAGGGATCTGTGATATCTCTAATGTGACGCAGTTCCATGGCTCGCTACCTTTGTATTATATGCGTATTTATTAGAACTGTGTAAAAATATGATTATAATAAGATTACTCATCATCGCCAGGCAAATTGTTTAACAATTCTCTAAGTTTGCTGCTTTCCACTTGAGCACGAACTTTGGGTTTGGCCAAATCAAAACCTTCCACAGGAGTACCACGTTCCCATCCAGTACTGGCACCACCCGAGTCTTCAGCTGTAACTGTTTGACGTTGTTTAATGCTGTGCAACAAACTGCTACCAGCACTGGGTGCTCCATTGCCATATCCATCTTGCTCATCCAAGTCACTGATACGCAATGTGTCAATATTAAACTCCAAGTCAATTTTCATACCAACACCCGAACTACTACGTGTTTTCATTAACTGGATTTGATAGCGTCCACGCTCACGCATGGCTCTTGAAGTAAAGATACCAAACACGTTGTCAGCAGTTTGAATCTTGCTCAATCCGCCAGAGATATGACTGTGATCAAACTCAACTTCTTCAACTGCTCCACGATTCAACTGTGCCGCAGTAACAAACACACAGTTCTTTTCCACTGCCAAATTGCGCAATTCTTCACTCACATACTTGTCTTTAACAAACAAGTTTTCAGCACTAATACGCTTGCTGAGTGGCATGATCAAGTCCATGTAGTCAACCAACAACACATCAATTTTATGACCCATTTTGATTTCGTACTCTTTCATGTAAGCACGAATGTCATTGGCAGTTTTACCACTTGGCATGTATTTGACTTGCAAATGACCAGATTTTTTACCAATCATTTTTACCTTCATCTCAAGGTCGTCAATGCTCTTGAAAATCTCTCTAGTGGGAATTCCAGTAGTCATTGCATCAATGCGCATACACACCAAGTCCTCACTGAGTTCCAAGGTCAAGTACAACACGTTTAGCCCAGCAAGAGCATAATTGACACCAAGATTAGCCAAAAATAAGGATTTACCAGCACCTGAACCGCCTGCCCAAATGTTGAGCTCGCCACGATTAAAGCCTCCGTACAACTTGTCATCAATGCTTTTCCAACCAGTCGAAATTTGTCCATTTTTATCTTTGATCCTTAAAAGTCTTGCACGGGGATCTTCAAAATAATCAGTACCCATGTCTCGTTGCAACCCCACTTGAACTGCTTTTTTAATCTTTTCTTCCACTGGACCATACTCGCCTTTTTCCAACAAGTCAGCTGATTCCAAGATGGCTCGTTCAAGTCCTTTGTGGCGTGTGAATGTTTCAAAGTCATTCATCAACCATTCAAAATGTTCTTCGCGCAGATCTTTTGCTGGTTGCAAATTTGATCCTGTGGCCGCATTGAGAATCTCTGGCGTGGGCATTGCATTGTTCTCAGAAACAAAGTTTGTTAAAAACGATGCAGGCTCTTGCAATTTTCTATCAAAAAGTGTAGCATCAAAGATGCTTTGGCACCGCACAAATGTGCCAGCATCTGCCAGCATCATTTCCAAATAAACTTTTTGAATTTCGTAGCCGTAGTCCACATTTTGACGTGCTTTGTCTTTCTTACTGTCGTTGTATTCATTCATCGTTCATTGTTTCCTTAAACCATTTTTTTGCTCTTAATTGAATCTTTAAACTGTTGGATTCTTTTGCTTGAACAATTAGCCACAGTGTGGCCAGTTGCCCTATTTTTATCACAGCATCGTTGACATCTTTGACACCTTGGGGCCAATCAGGCATGCTGACACTCCACCCCATTTCTATTGCTTGTTCCACTGTTCTTGGGCCTTCGTGATCCTTGTCTGGTATCAATACCAGTTCCTTGCCCAATTGTTTTAGTAGCCAGTTCTGGCTGTCTTTGATCTCTGCCCCCAGTAACGCACATCCGTTAATACTTAGTGCGTCAAACGGACCTTCACAAACAATCACGAATTCTCTGTCATCGTGTTGTGCATCCAGATTGAACACATATCCAGGCTGTTGCTCACTCAAATACTTGGGTTTGGCATCGTTGATAGCACGGGCAGTCCACCCCACAATTTCGTTGTTGAACAAGAACGGAATTATAATTCTATTGTTAAATCCCACCTTGTTGGTCCAATAGAACGGATACGCAAACGGGTCAATTTTTCTTTCAACCAAGTATGCAACTGACTCAGCAAACTTTGTTGGAACTGCATAGTCGCCGTCTGGCAATTTCAAAAACGTTGTTAGTTCTTCAAAACTAATGGCATCCATTGGCAATGCACGTTTTTCAAATTTAGGAATTACACTGCGTATTTCTGTAGTGCTGGTGTCGTCCAGTCTCAGAGCTTCCAAACGCAATTGATTGATAACGTCATCCGGAATTGTCAAATCCCGCATGAACTTGTTCATATTTTTGCTGATGTGTCTTCCGGGTTGCCAACTGCATTTGAACCCGCAATTGAAACAGTGATAGCTTACGGCATCACCCGCATTGACAATGAATCCGCCACGTTGACGTTTGTCATCACAACACACAGCATTGAACGCAACCCAACCGCTTGGGGTTTGTTTACGCTTGCTAGGAAGGTATTGTAGTAGTGTATCCGCTATAAGGCTCATGCCTTATTATAACAGACTAGTTAGGAAATAGCAATGACTTTGGTGACTCGACCATAAGTGGGGTACGGATTTTGGTCGCCTCTTATTTGCCAAACATCTGGATATTCCCAGCTGATTCTAAAGTAGTTGTATGTGCCCACGCCAACATTGTTAAACGTCAATGTTTGAGTCGACGCCACTGAGGTAGTAAACGTTTGAATACGAGTGGCATTTTTAAAAGAGTCTACCGAAATAGTCATATCCGTAGTTGCTTCCACATAAATTGTGCCAATGAATCTATCTAAATACATTTCAAAATCCATTGATTCAACAGCTACAGCTTCGTAAAATTTGCAAGGAATAGCAGGTGTATGATCAATAACATTGCCCATGTAGTTGATTTCGCCTACAAACTCCTCGTACACCATTTCGTCTCTAATTTTAGGCATAGCATTGCCAATCAATTGTATTGTGCCAACTGCACTGAATCTACTGTCGCAATACAGCATGATTTCGTTGCCGCCACTAACGGCTGTGACACTGTATCGCAAGTGTTGATCCGCTAGATCTACCAAATCATCACTGGGAATAGTGACTGTGGCAATGCCTTTGATTGCTGTGGGAACAACAGTGTATGGACTCTCAGGCAATGCGTTGCCACTCATGTCCATTACATTTAATTCTATGTTGGACATGGTTGATAAATTAATACGCTTCTGGTCAGCGTTCTGAATATCGAATTGTATGACGTTATCGATACCGTTATAAATTTTTACAGTTTTTGCATACACGACGGTGTTCTCCACAGTGAATCCTGCCAAATTGGCTATAAGTATAACTCTGTTAGGATATAAATAACTTTGAACTTTTTGCATTGACAAGGACCTTTAATAGTATTTATGGCAAAACTAAGAGACGATATCGAACAAAACTTACCCTTCATCAGTGTGATAAACTACGGAGAAGACGAGTATGTGGGCATCATAATAAATCAGGATCAGTTTGTCACCAGCTTCTACGATTTAAATGCCATCAAAACACCCGAAGAGAAAACACTGTTCTTAGAAATAGGAGAAATATGGTGGTGGGAATCAAACCGTCAATATCCTATTAATATATTTTGCAGGGATCAAATTGGGCCATTTGCCTATGCAGTTAAAACATTCAACAGCAAGGACACACGAATAATTCTAGGCCCAGTTGTTAATTTAATGAATCTCACACTCAAACGTGTCAAGCGCAAAAGTCTACAACTAGTTCGCAGGGTCAAGTAACCCGTCACAGATCAAATTCATCTGCACAACTATCACATGTGCGTAGGCAATGGCATGTGCCTTCTTGAAGTAATAGTCATCATTTTCCGGCTTGATCCAAACCTCCGTCATCACTGTGGACCAATCTTTTCCAATTAGATAACGTTTTGCAGGGCGTATCATTGCTAGCACCGCGGCCAGTTGTTCTATGGACTTGGGCACCATTTGTCTCAAGATGTTGCCGTGGCCATTCACATGGAACAGCTTGTTCACAAAGTCGTCTTCCAACAGCAAATCCCATATGGGTTCTGTCTCTAACAATTTGGTTAGATGCTGTTTGCTTTTGACACCGTCATAGACACTTACATTCAAGAAATCTATCTTGAAATAGCCTCTATCTTCTGCTGTTTTGTAATCAATAGTACTCAATCCAGTAACAGGATTAAACGGAATACTCTGCACATACACACCAGTATTGTGCTTTTTATCTGTGTCAAGTCGTGCATCTATGTGCTTCAACACATTTAACACTTGTGTTCTGTCTGCAAAGTCGATATCAATATCTGGCATTATATATTGCTCTCTTTGACCACTTGTTTGACCAATTCTGTATCCGCTGGCATTTTTTTAAACTTGCTGGTCCAGAACGGCGGATCAATTATTTTCTGCACATGACCCAGTTGTTCATCGCTGAATTTGTGTAACATTGCTTTGCCGCTGGCTGAGTTTAAAACTATCCAAGGACTGATCTTTCCGTCTTTGATATCATAGCAAGCTCGACTTAAACTAACATAATGAAAATAATGATTCCATTGTGCATTGTTGTCATTTGCCCAAGACAACATGTGGCTGATACTGCGTTCTAACGCTGTTTCAACTGATTCTTTTCTAATGAGGTCAAATACATATTGGTCATAGAGTTCGTCTCTACACCAGTGATCCAGTTTGACACCTGATGATACAACCCAGTCAATGAATCGTTCCGGGTAGAGAGGATTAACATTACTGACAAAACTGCCAAACTTAACAAAGGCGTTATAATAAGGACTTTTAGAAAAATCTTCATAATTTTTATCCTGAGGGTTACTGGGTTGAGCTCGCTTGTAAAAACGTTGGAACGTGTCAAATCCAAGTATAACATGCTTGTCAGTTTTGGCCAATGCTCGACGTTTTTGTTCGCACACATGCACAGCCAAAGTCTTTTCTTTAGTGAATTTGTTGTTGCAATATCCACATGTGTACGAAATTGTGTCAGCTGTTAGTGCCATCATTTTAATTTTTTAGCAATGGTCGCTTCGTCCATGCCATGGTCGCGAGCCAGTTGTTTTAATTCTGCATCTGTACTTATTTTACTTAAAAGTTCGATCTCATCTATTTTTTTAGCCGGATAAATTTCTTCTAAAAACCTAACTTTTTTGTTGTTGATGCCGGCTTTTTTCTTAAAACCAATCCACTCATGCCAGAATGTTTTTTCTCCATTCCAACTGCACATGCACAACAGTTGCCACATCAGCTTGGGATGCTTTTGCAGGCTATTCCAATGTTTGTTAAAATATTCGTTAACAGTCAACACAAAATGTTCTTGTATTTCTCTGTTCTGGCCGGCCACATTGCTGACGTATCTGTTGAGAATAAAGAATTCGCTCTTGAGACTCTTTTGCTGGTCAGAGTCCATTGCGTCCCACAGTTCGCGAACATTTTGATCCACTGCTGTTAACTTTTCTTTCAACTCAATCTTTTCACTCACGGAGTTTGTCCTTGCTTAATTTGTATATCATTATAACACGATCCAGCGCCTTTTGTAAAGTCACATTGGTACGTGCTTCTCGCCGAATCTCGCCCCACATTTTACTGTCCATTATGTGTTCGTGTAACGGTCTACCATCATCAGTTCGAGGATCTGGTTTATTTTCCATTTCGTATTTGTATCCAATCAATTTGCGTTCAGTGGATCCAAACTCGCGAGCATATATTTCATTGCCGTTGCGCTCATATACATAACTTGCACCAGGTTTGAGACTGCCCATTTTACTCTTCCCGAGGAACCAGTTTGGCATCAAATGCCATCACTGTGCGATGTCCTTCACCCTTCCAAGGATACACAGAGTGGTTTAGATAACTTGGAAACAGAATCACAGTACCGGGAGCTGGACTGTATTTCCAGTTGTCATTCATTATGAACTTGCTGACATCTCTAGTGTGTGGCAAATGAAATGCAATTTGTCCGTCACTGGGTCGCTTGTCGGGAGAAAAGTCTGGAGAACTGATGTAAATGTTTCCACTCAAATTGCCCCCAGGGTGGCTATGCATTTCTTGATAATCACCAGCCCGTTGTTTAATGGTCCAAATGCTGGTTACAACAGGTTTGCACAATCTCAAATCTTCAGTGCCAGATTGTTGGCTGATAATTTCCAAATATCCATTGCACAGCCCTTCGAGAAAATGCACAAGCCAGTTGACATCCACATTCAACTGATTTGGATACACTTGTATTTGTTGCCCGCCTCGTATGCTAATAAGTGGATTATCGGAATCGTTCAATTCTGGATGATTGTGCAACATCTCTGCCAGATTGAATATTTGGCTAAACTGCACCGCCGGCACATCGTCGATGGCCAGCACCACTGGTTGAAAATATGCTAATTTCAAGGTCATAATATTTTGTCCAACTGTATTATTTCACTTTGTCTGCTGATTTCTTTGACAAAATACACACAGTCCGGCTTGTCTCCAAATCGTGTGGGTGTTGCCAGTAGCTGTCCGTTTTTCATTTTAGGGAAATACCATTTGACATCATTGTAAAAATTTATAATTTCAATCTTCTTAAACTCTACTCTAAACGAACTCAACGGATTAAAACACAATGCTTCGAATCCTCTGTCATTCAAACTTGTTAACGGTAGAATTTCTATATCACAGGCACTGGAACTGTCTCCTACAGCAATGCACCAATCTATTGGCATGGTGACTTCATCGTCGCCAATGCGCAACACCATTGCTGGTGCATTGAAACTTTCTAGAAAAATCAATGGCATAAAGAAAAAATCTGGTTCGTTCGGACTACTGTTATCCAATACTGCAAACCTTGTGTTTTCATCCACTTCTTCTGGTAGATTGTTAAGTGAAAACGTCTTGTTGTCTAGTGTTAATATCTGCATAATTCCTTATTTTTGCCAATCCACTTTTTCTAAAGTAAATGGATATTTGGCTTCCTTGTAAAATTTCTTACGTTCGGTAAGATGCCTCTTGGCATATTTACAGGTGCTAGTCAAGTCCCAGATTTGTACGAAGTCTTTGTCGTCTGCTTTTCTAATACCGCGCCCAATGCTTTGTATAACTCTAACAAAGCTCTTTCCGGGCTCAAGAAGAACCATATTAAAAATACGGGGGATATTAATACCCACAGCGGCCACACCGTAAGTCGCCACAATAATCTTGTTATCAGATGTTTTAACTTCATCATACTCTTCTTTTCTATCTTTGGTTTTAACTTCACCTGAGATGAATACTGCTTCATCTATTTCGTTTACTAAAAATTTGCCTGAGTCGATTCTGTTAACTAACACCAATGTGTTGCCTGATTGTGAGATTTTTTTAATTAGTTTGCTGATATATAACATCCTGTCTTCGTTAGTGACAAGATACTTTAATTCGTCTGAATACATTTTGAATTCGGGTATGTCTATCAATTGTACCACATTCACATGACAAGTGGACAACACGCCCATTTCTTGCAGTTCATGTGCTTTGATTCCGCCTACCACAAATCCCAAACTGGCAAAAATAGGTTGTGCTTCAAAGTCGCCTTTGGGCACAGTGCCAGTTAGTCCCCAACGTATGGGTGCATTACACAAGTTTTGTGTGAGCAAATTCTTTAATACTTCGGCTTTGGCCATGTGTACTTCGTCAACTATAACTGTCTTAACACCGTCTAAAAATTCAGCCAAAGACACAATTTCGTATTCATGTGATTTGGATTTTTTATCTAAAATATTAAGACTTTGCCATGTGCAAATGGTGTGCGTCTTGTTGAGATCCTTGCGGTCGCCGTAATAAACACCCACGTCTAATCCCACAGCAATAAAATCTTCTTCTGTTTGTTCCACAAGACTTTTGTTAGGCACAATAGTGATAGTACGCCCGTATTTTTCTGCCAACTGGCTCAATGTTGCTGTTGTGATTGTTTTGCCAGCACCTGTGGCAATTTCTTGTAGGCTTTGTGTGTTGGTTAAAAAGGTGTTGATTGCGTCCACTTGATAGTCACGCAACATAATGGGCTCGCCTTCTTTTTGATGACCTTTTGGCCACACTTTGCCTTGATCTGCCCAGTAAGTTTCAGTTACTGGAACAAATTCAATCTTGGGAGTAGTGCGAAGATCTTCTAATTCGTCAATGCTGATATCCATGTTGGACAGCACTTCAAGACATTTTTCTAACTGGCTGAGATAGCCGTTGCCGCCCAGTCCAAACATACTGACTTTACCGTCCCATCGTCCCAGTTTGTAAGCTGGACGATGTCGTGCTGTTGGATCTTCATACTTAAATGTGTTGGTCAGTTTTTTACGAGCTTCTAAATTCAAGCCTTCAAATTTAATATTGACTTCGTCTCTGATTACCAATTTCACCGTCATGCAATAATCCTTGTTTGATCCATTAGATTTGGTTGTTCTGCCCATTCAACAATAAGGTCACAACAATTGGAGTATACAGCAGTTTTGCCATGCCGTAAACCCATTCGACTATCCAGTGCTATCACGCTCATGGGTCTCCATGGATTTGTGAGGAAGAATTTGGGTATTTTTCCACTCTGTACAGCACACACTTGAGTGTCTGATTCCAAGCGGTAATTGTATTGTCTATCCGCAATTAAACTGTTGAAACGTTTGCCAGACTCGTCATTGGACAATCTAAAGTAAACACCCACACGGTCGTAAATTCCGTTATTATCCAGGGCTTCCGCCAGCATTTTTAGGTTATTGTTGTACATGTCATTGACCAGTGTATCAAACACCACAAGCAATGGAAGTCTTTTTAATTCCACCAAACTGGCAATGACATTTGACAATGAATGTTGATTTTTATCCACCCATATTTTTGGCTTGTTTCTGTTTGCCAGCACTTCTGTCAGGGTATCACCGTGATTTTTGGCAATTTCTGTAAAGTACTGATAACGCATACTTCTGTCAGTTATGATGTTGTTGTCAATGGCTGTGCCAATGCCCAAATCTTCAGTGATGTGTTTTTGAAAATTTGCATTGACGATATTGGTCAATAAAAATTGGTCGCGAAAAGTGGTTTCTGACCAGGATTTTATGGTGGCATACTGCGTTTTTACGGTGTCATCGATTTCCATGTCAAATGGAGCCAATGCTTCAACAATGTGTACAATGTTTTGTTCAGTTAGGTCAGCAGTGTACTTTTTACCGTTTTGTTGTGCAACAAAATTTTCACATTTTTTCGACAAATCTTGCAAAATTTTGCGAATTTCTGAGTTGAACGTGAATTCAACAACCAGCATGGATTCGCCATCTTCGTCGTTGGCAATATACAATTTTCTCACTTGTTCTATTTGTCTAAATTGCCTTGACCATGCGGGAGTGCTGATTGCTTGATTTAAATTTTCTGAAATTTCACCGAGTTTTTTCTGGTTTTCTTTGAGAATTTTAAGCAGCAATCTGCTTTGATTTTCTGTGATAAAAAAGTGACTGATTATCGATGACCCAAGACTGCGTAGCACTCTGCTGTCTTTGGCAGGTACCAATTCTTCAACAGTGGGTGTGGTCGAATTTACAATTTCTAGCAATAATTTGTCAACTGTTATCATATAGTAAGTATACGCTCTCTTTTTCCAGAAAACAACCGTTTAGAAAAAAATAGGCCTCAATATTATTTAAGGCCTACGGTCACTCTTTTGAGCGAATGAATTATAAACTTGCGTCTTCCATGCCTGCCACACGCAATTTCACAATGTTAGTTATTTGCCATTGTTTTTGATCAAGTGCTTTGGTAATGCCCAACCACTTGTTGCGAAGTAGGGCAAATTCGTTAATAATTTTTTCAAAGTCAACAACATCGCTTTCGCCTTCCACATACTTTTCACAATCACGACTGCTTAATGCACGTTGATAGTTTTCAAGATATTTACGAAAGTGTTGACTTTTAAGACGTCGTAGTTCAATGTTAAGGTATTCTAAAATTGCCTCAATTTCTTGTAATTGTCCAAATCTATGTTCAACCACACCGGGCATTGCAGCCGCAGCTCGTTCAACATTTCCAGCAATCTTACATTCCTTCTTGGCTTCCATTAGTTCAGATTCGAAATATACAGCCGCATCGGGAATGTTTGAAATGTCTTTGGAAATTTCAGAATACCACCCCATTAAAACTCCAATTCGTCAATATCATCTTCCGGTTCAGCATCTTCATCTTCATTCAAGTAGTAAGCAATTGCTTGATCTAGAATAGTATCGACTCCAGTTGCTGCTTGTAGCAACTGATCAGATGCACCAAAGTCCGCTAGCAAATCAATGTAACGTTCTGCTACTACTTCTTGTTGTTTTTTATCAATGTACTCGATAAACGTAAGCCAAACATCACCAATTTGTGTTTCATTCAACATGTTCTTCTGTCTCCTCAGGAATGGTAGTTGTTGTTAAAGATTTGATATGAAATTTCTTCATTATCATATCTAATTTATCATCTTTCCATTCTTTTCGATAGAATTTGAACTCTTCGCCTGTCTCTGGATCAACCCACTTGAGTCTATTGCCTTCTTGTTTCAACAAACCGGCTTTTTCGCACATGTCCACCATGCCACTATAAGGATTCATACCTGTTTCGTATGGAATTTTAATTTGCACAGTTTCAAATGGCTTGCTGTAACGAGTTTTCATAATCTTGCAACTGGCACGAATACCCATTACATCTGACACTTTGTTGCCGTCCTCATCTTCTTTGAGTTTGAGTTTTTTCATAGCAACAACGATAGAACTTGCGTAAACAAAACCTTGTCCACCTGAGATCTTGTCGTCTGGATCAAACATGTCTTGACTTGCGTATGTGTGGTTAGTACATACCATGCCAACATTATAAGATCCAAACATGTTGACACAGTTACGAACTAAACTGGTAAGTGCTTTAGGTTTACGGCCCATGTCTCCCTTCATGTCTCCAGCTTGAAACTGGTTAATGTCAGTAGGGGTAAGCAACATACCCAATGAGTCTATGACAAATAAGACTTT